CTGGATTTACCCAACCAACAGAGTTCTTTACTGGAATCCTGAAAGGCTTATACCTTTCATTATGGACTGGATAATTAATCAAGAACATAGGATTGTAGATGCAGAAAATAAAAATTTTTTTTCACGCTCTTTGATAGTGCCGATAGAAGAGCTAATAAAAACAGGGGTAGCAAGCGAGTTTACTGTGAGTTATCACTTGTTGGATGAGTTAGGAGTTGCGTAAGGTAAAAGGAGGTAAAACCCTACGCCACTCCAATTTGTAGTATAATACAAAGAATGCGAAACAATCACTGTAAAAAGTGTGGAAAGCAAATTGAGTATAAAAATAAAAGATGGATTTGTGTAAATCTAGGATGCATAGATTATAACAAATCAGTTAGGAGAAACCGTGTACGGAAAGCCAATGAAAAAAGGCAAGAAGAAGAATAGGCGTAGAGGCGGTAAAAAACTCTAATGCCTAACATTAAAAAAGGAGGTAACATTTTTGCCACACCACAATCTTTAAAAGAGTGGGCAGTAGATTTATCTGATGCATGTGGTAGTGTAATAATAAATAAGAAACCTAATGTTTCTAAAATTAGTACGCTTATAGATAAGTTTGCTAATGACTATAACTATAACCAAGGAGTAGCTAATGCCACCGAAGAAGAAGAGTAGTAGCAGAAAGAAACCTGCAAGAAAACCTTTAAATGCAAAAACTAAAGCAGCTCTACAAAAGAAAGCTAAGAATAGTAAGTATACATATGGGCAACTGGCACAAGTATATAGGCGTGGACAGGGTGCGTATTTATCTTCAGGAAGTAAGTCGGCTTCTATGGCAGCTTGGGCTATGGGTAGAGTTAACAGTTTTATTAGGGGTGGTCATTCTCAAGACAATGATATAAAGAAGAAAGGCAAGTCTCGTGGCAAAAAGAAAAAGTAGAAGAAAAGTAAAATACGAAAAAGGTGTTCCTGCTAAGTATCTTAAAAATAAAAAAAATTCTAAATCATCTGTTGCTGCAGAAATTAAAAGAACTTCTAAAGCATACAAAGAAGGTAGAAGAATAAATTTGAAAGCTGTACAGAAATCAAGGGCAACAAAAACATGAAAGTAAAAGGTGTAGACTTATCTAAGTTAACTAAAAGACAACAAGAAACTATGAAGAAACATGCAAAACATCATAGTAAAAAACATATACAGTATATGAAAAACTCTATGCAAAGAGGTGCTACTTTTACACAAGCACATAAACGAGCACAGAAAGCTGTAGGTAAGTAATGGCTAAAGTTAGTTGGATGTGGGGTGGTAAAAGACACTATGGTACAAAAATTAGAGAAACTAAAACACACATTTTTGCAAGAACTAAAAATGGTAAGATAAAGAAAATAAAAAAATAATGTCACACGCTAATAGAAAAAAAGCTTTATTAAAGAAACATGGACTTAAAGGTGTTAACAAACCAAAGCGTACACCTAAGCATCCTAAGAAATCACATGTTGTATTAGCACAACAAGGACATCAATTAAAATTAATTAGATTCGGACAACAGGGTGTATCAGGTGCAGGAAAAAATCCTAAGTCTGCTAAACAAAAAGCAAGGAGAAAATCGTTCAAAGCCAGGCATGCTAAGAATATTAAAAAGGGCAAGATGTCCGCAGCATACTGGGCTAATAGAACGAAATGGTAAAGAATGTACTTTGCGTAAGTCCTGAGTGTGAAAACAAACTCCCAGCAGGTAAAAGTAAATACTGTAGTAAAACTTGTTATTACAGAGAATCAAAAAGAAAAGCTAGATACAAAGACAAAGGTAGAGCATACGAACCTGAAGTAAAAGAAATTAACAAAGGTAAAGTTACACAAGTTCGTAGAGGAGCACTATACGAAAAATTTGTTAATGAAGGTTATGCTATGGACCTTATACAAGGCAGACTTACAAGAAACCAAATAGCAGAAGAACTTAAATGTACACCTGCACATATCTCTAGGTTACTAGGTGCATTTGAAGAAGATGCAAGAAAAGATAAACAAGCTGCTGAATGGGAAGTTTCTGATGATGCTAAACAATCTTTAGATGACTTTACAAAATTTAGAGATAGATATTTTTTAACAGAACAAGGTGTACCTTTTGAAACAGCAGACTTTCATGAAAACTGGATAAAGTCAATTAACAAAGCTTTACTTAATGGTGGACAGCAAATGATACTAAGTCCACCTAGACATGGTAAGACAGAACTACTTATACATTTTGTTATATGGCTTGTATGTAGAAATCCAAACATAAGAATTATGTGGGTAGGTGGTAATGAAGATATTGCTATGAACTCTGTTATGTCTGTTATGGATACACTAGAACAAAACGAAAAATTAAAAGAAGATTTTTGTGGACCTAATGGTTCTTTTAAACCTGCAACTAGAGCAGGTAAGATGTGGTCTAGAAATGGTTTTACAGTATCTACAAGAACTGTATCAGGTATTAAATCACCAACAATGATTGGTATAGGTAGGGGTGGTAAAATCCTATCAAGAGACTGTGACATAATTATTGCAGACGACATTGAGGACCACAGCTCTACTATGCAACCATCATCAAGAAAGAATACAAAAAACTGGTGGACAACAACCCTTGGTTCTAGAAAAGAAGAACATACTGCAATGTTAGTTATTGGTTCTAGACAGCATCCTGATGATTTATATTCTGCACTTTTACAATCAGAAGCTTGGGAAACAATAGTAGAAGAAGCACATGATAGTCTTTGTACTATTGCAGAGTTTGATGAAGAAGACCATACAGATTGTATGTTATGGGGAAGTAAAAGAACTTTTAAATGGTTAATGGATAGAAAGCGTGATGCTATGACTACAGGTGGTCTAAAGAATTTTGAGATGGTTTATCTTAATAAAGCATACAGTGATAGCTTAAGATTGTTTAATCCTGAACAAATAGAACAATGTTATATACCTGACATGCCTCTTGGCTATATACCTGAAGGTTCATACTTGGTTGCAGGACTTGACCCTGCTGCTACAGGTTATCAAGCAGGATTTTTATGGGCAGTAGAAACAAATGCCAATGCAATAAGATTAACTATGGTAGATATGGAGAATCATCATGGTGGTGGATTAGATGAAGCATTTTCTTTAATAAAGAATTGGTACGAGAAGTATGGATGTTACCACTGGGTTATTGAAGAAAATGGTTTTCAAAAAGCAATTAGACAAGACCAAAGAATAAAAGAGTACTGTAATGTACAAGGTATAAAGTTAGAAGGTCATGAGACACATAAAAACAAGTGGGATGAAAAATTTGGTGTTACATCATTAGCTCCTATGTTTAATGATGGCATGATACAACTACCGTTTTATGATGCAGATGCACAATCTAAATCTATTACCTATACAAAACAGTTAGTTTACTTTGCTTCTAAAGGTAAAGGTGGCAGAGGATATAAGTCAGATGTTGTTATGGCAAGTTGGTTTCCAATGAAAGTCATTAGACAGTTGACAAAACTTGTCTATGCTGATATAGGAATAGAGTACACGCCTAGTTTTGATGGCTATAATAGTGTACAATGGAACGAGACACCCTGGAGTTAAATGAAACCGCAAGACATAATTGAAAGAGCGTCCTATCTAAAAAGGATGCACGATGAGTCCCTGATAGATAGAGCTAGATTTAGAGCAATTTTAAATGGTGGAGAAGATGGAATAAGACAATTACTAGGTCCTGGTCTAGATAATAATGAATCACATACAATACCAGCACCTAACTTAATGTTATCTGCATTAGACAGACTATCTCAAAAGATAGGTAAAGTACCATCATTAGATGTACATATTACAAATGCAAGAGATTCTGCAAGAAATAAAACTAAAAAAGATAAACTAGAAAGAATAATATCTGCATATGACAGTATGCAAAGACTAGAGTTACAGTTGCCTCAAGTAGCTAGGTGGCTTCCAGGATATGGCTTTGCCGTATGGGTAATTACAACAAAGATGGATATGAATGGACATATGTATCCTTGTGCAGAGCTACGCAATCCTTATGATTGTTTTCCTGGTTATTTTGGAAATACACAACAACCTGATGAATTAGCCATAATTCAAAAAGTACCTATAAGAAAACTTATAGAAATGTATCCTGAACTTAAATCTTGGTTTGAAATGAAGGATGCTGAAGATACATCATATGATAGTTACAACCTTAGATATACCGATGATGGTAGTTGGGAGAACTCAGATGAAAATGGTGATGTCATATTAGAGTACATGAATTTAGAAGGTACATATGTTGTACATGTTGCCTCTAAGAAAATAGTTGATTTTGTACCTAACCCACTTAAATCAGGTCCATCTTTCGTTGTAGCAAAAAGATTTAGCTTTGATAGACTACAGGGTCAGTTTGACCAAGTAGTAGGTCTTATGGCATCTATGGCAAAAATAAACATATTGTCTGTAATTGCTATGGAAGATGCTGTATTTACAGAAACAAACATAGTTGGAGAAATAGAATCAGGACAATACCGTAAAGGTAGAAATGCAATAAACTATTTAACTCCTGGTTCACAAGTAGTAAAACCTGTAACAAATCTACCATATCAGTTGTTTGAAGCTGTAGGTAGATTAGAAAGGCAACTAAGAGTAGTTGCTGGATATCCAGTTCAAGATGACGCAATATCACCAAACTCATTCGTAACAGGTAGAGGTCTCGAAGAACTGGAGTCTGGCGTAAGTCAGATGGTCAATGAGTATCACACAATACTTGAATATGCATTACAAGAGGTAGATGCTAAAAGATTAGAGTTAGATGAAGTTCTTTTCTCTAGAAAAAGAAAACCTCTTACAGGTACATACAAAGGTGCTTCTTTCTCTGAAAGCTATACACCTTCTGTAGATATAGATAAAAACTATGTAACTAAAAGAAAATATGGTGCTATGGCTTCATTCGATGCACCTAATAAAATAATTACAGGTTTACAGTTAATGCAAGCAGGCATTATAGATAGAGAGACTATGCAACAAGAAATGGATGGTCTTGAAAATCTAACACAGATAAACGAAAGAATTACAAAACAAAAGACAGAAGAAGTTTTATATCAAATGTTATTACAACAATCACAACAAGGTGATAAATCAGCAATGATGGCTATTGTAGAAATATATAACAATCCAAAGCGTATTGGTACTATATTAGAAAAATACTTCAGTGCTAGTGGTGAAGAACCAAGTCCTGAAGAACAAGCCATGTTGAGACAACAAATGATGGCACAACCAGGTCCAGCACCACAACAAGGTGGTCCGCCTAATCTTGCTGCATTATTAGGAGGTGCATAATGGCTGCTATACCTGAACCAACAGATATAGAGTTTGCAAAAATAGTTGCACAAAATTTTCCTGAAGAAGTAGTTTATGAAGAAGCGTATCTGTTAGATGACATGGATGGACATTTGTTAGATTATTCATCATTTGAGGTAGTAACTGTAGCATACATTCCAGGTGTAGGGAGGATAGACATTGTGTTTACCCCTGACAATACTGGAGGAATAACTTTTGACTAGAGGAAGACAACCTAAACAAGAATTTAAAGCAGAAAGCTACGGACAAGCTACAGAACTAGAAGTGTTGCAAGATGCTGCACCTATGGCAGAAATAGTAGAGCCTGAGGTAGGCACACCGCAAAACACACCAGTTCAACCACAAAATCTAGGTAACTTATTACAAGACGCTTATAGAGCCACTGAGAGACCCCTAGAAGCTCCTACAACGAGACTTAGTGCAACTGATGCACCTTTTATGGCAAACGATGCAGATATGGTTTTACAAGCTATGTACAGAGTTTTACCTAGTAAAGAAATAGCTGCATTACTAAGAAACTTATAGGAGAGTTATGGCTGAGGTAAGATGGTGGTGGCAACCGCCATACATGCAAGATTACGAGAATCAAGCACAAGAAGATAGAATACAACAAGCTAAAACTATTACTAGCTATATTGAAGCTAACCCTCAGCTATCAGAAAATTTACAAGGTTTAATAGAAGAACATTTTTATTTACCTAAAGATGTTTTAGTTGGTGCATCTCTTATAGGTTTAACTACAGAAAGTCCTGAACTAGCACCATTAGTAGAAAGATGGTTAGACAATGAAAAGACTTGGTGGGATAAAGTTAAAGCTGTAGGTAGAGGAACTATAAGAGGTGCATTTACAGCATTTAATTCTATACCACAAGAATTATTTTTTAAACCTGTATTAGCTACACAAAAGTATTTAAACGATAAAAAATATAATGATGGTGTAGGTTTTGCTGGTGCTATGTTACAACTCTATACAAATAGAGATGCTATGAATGATTGGCAAAAACTTAGAAGACAACAAGGAGCATCTGTAGGTAGAATAGCATTAAAAAATTTACAAGAAGGTAAAAAAGTAAACTTAGGTGAAGGATACTTTGCTAACTCTACTCTTGCAGAAGATACAGATATTTATAAAGAAATGATTGCTAGAGGTGCTGACCCTACACAAGCTAAGAATATTATACAATCTTATTATGGAGAGGATATTACAAATCAGGAACTAGAAGGTAATCAAAGTTTTACTTTTAAAGCTAGAAGTGGTCAGGTAGTTAAATTAACTCCAGCAGCTCCATTGGTTGCTTCTATAGTAGAACCAGGTACAAAAGCATATGATATTATGACAGGTATTGTTGATGGTGCATTAACTTTACTTGCAGACCCTACAATACTTATAGGTGGTTATCTAAACAAAGCAGGTCAAGCTGTTAGAAGTTTAGACCAATCAATAGCATTATCTAGAGCAGGAGTAATTAACAATGCTATAAGAAAAACTGTTCATGTACCTTCTGCAAAACAATATGTAACTCAAACAAAAGCAGGTCAAAAGATAGTTGACCAGTTTGTATTAGCAGATGACTTTACAACTATAAATAATTTACTTAGAGGTCAAGGAGATGCAACACTACATCAAGGATTAAAAAACTCTACTAATAGAGCAGAGATACAAGATTTACTTATAAATGCTGTTGAAGATAGACAAATACTAAAGAAATTAAATCCTACATCTATGGTAATGAGAGGTAAGATATCATCTGCATTAGGAAGAAGTATTGCAGGTGAGTTTGGTTCTGCTGTAGGTGTTAAAGGTGCAATTAGTAAAAGTATAGATGATTCACAGTTAGGTAGAATATTTGCTACATTTCCAGTACCAAAACTTTATGTAAACGATTTAGACCAGTCTTTTTTTGATTTAAGAGATTGGATGAAGTTTGCAAAAGTAGATGATGATATTGCTAATCCAGCATTAGATAAACTTGCATCATTAGCTACAGCACAAAAAGCAAGAATACTTGACCCTGATTTACAACAACCTGTAAATGCTGTAGAAAACATGAATGAAGTATTAGAGATATGGAATCAAGTTCTTACACACATAGGTCAGAAGTTTGAGAATGTTGGTTTACCTGAAGAATTAGTAAAAGGTGTTCGTAAGTGGATGTCGTCAATCGACCAAACAAGAATGTATTTTGTTAATGAGTTAGGTGAGCTTGAATGGTTTGTAGGTTCTAAATATGAAATTATACCTAAAGAGTTTAGAGAGTTTATTGCAGAAGAAATATCTGTAGAAGATGCAAGAATGCTTACAGAAAGAATTGTGTCTAAGTTTAGAAAAAATAAAAAAGTAGATACAGCAGAGATAGATGATATATTAGGTAGATTACAAGAAGCTAGTAATAATATATTAGAACCTGAAGCTAGACAGCTTATACGACAAGTTAACAGTGGTTACTATGAAGGTGCTGAACAAGCAGTATTAGATATAGCAGAAGAGTTAGGTGTTGGTACTGCTGGTAGAGTTCCTTATGGTTTTACTGGTAAAGTAGCTACAGGTAAATTAGATATAGATAATTTAACTAGAGTAAATGCAGATGTTGATTTAATTAATCAAGGTATAAAAACATCAGATATTAAAAGTGCTAACGAATGGTCTAATATTTTTGGTGTAGGTGTAGGCGAAGAGTTCTCTTTACCATTTAGAGGTCAAAGATTATTAATGCAAAAAGATGGTAAAGAAGTAGCTGTACAAGTTAGTAAGGTGCAGAAAGTATCACCTGATTTATTTAGTAATCCTCAAAGAAGAGTAAAGCTAGAAGATGTAGTTTCTAGAGAAGGTATAAGCGAAAGAGACTTACAAGTTATATTAGAACAAAAAGGTTTATCTAAAGGCTTTCCTTTATATCAAATAGAATTTAAACCACTAAATATAGATGGTAGGTATGACGCTAATAGACAAAGAATGTTGGAGCTAGGTTTATCAGATAATCTTAACTCAGATATTGCAAGAATGGAATATGACTGGGGAACATTGTCAGACAAAGTAAAAGTAGAACTATCTGATGAAATAAATAAATTACCTAGAAGAGAACAAGCAAAAGTTAAATTAGCTATGACTCAACTAGAAGAAGCAGAAAAATCAGGTTCAAGATTAAATGCTGCAAGAGCATCTTTACAAACACAAAGAGATGCAATAGTTGCAAAGTATTCTCCTACACCTGCAAACATTGCTTTTGCTAGAAGAGCTATTGCAGAAGAACAAGGATTTGTAAAAACAAATAAAAGAATAGATAACGCTGTAGTTTATAGAAGAGGTAATGAAGAAGGAACACTTGCAGATATTGTAGATAGAGGAGATGCTTTATCTTACCTATCAGCTAGACAAACAGATGAACTTAATAACCCTGTTACTAAAGAAGCTTTTGAATTAAAAACAATTACAAGGGAAGCTTACATAGATGAAGTTACTGGAGATAAAGTAATCGATGAAATATCAGAAAGTATTGCTAGAGGTAGAGGTAGAAAAACTGCTGTAACTTTAGATGAAGCTATAGGTAATTTAGATGAAAATATTGCAAGAATACAAAAACAAGTAGATGACCAAGTATTTTATTTAGAAAACAATGTGCCTAAGTTTAAAGAACTTAATTCTATAAATGCTAAAAAACCTCAATACGATGAACTTACAAAAGATTGGGGTTCTATAGAACCTAGTGCAGAAGATTATAGATTAGCTGCTGCAGATAACTTAGCTAACTCTGATGGTGCATTAGTTGTACTATCTGATGCAGATGCACCAGGTCAAGGTCTTAAGTCTAGTAAAAACTTTTTAGAAAATGGTAAATGGGATGATATTGAAGACTCTATACCATTTGAAGTATCTACTAAAGGAGATACATTAGGAAAACAATTTTCTGCTTTAAATGCAAAATTTAAATCAGGTCAATATGCTGGAAGAACTATAGAAGATGTTTATCAAAAAACAATTAAAAAATCAGGCAAAGGGAAACCACCAGCACAAGACAGTATTTTATTTGGTAAGGGTTTAGATGCAAGTAAAATTGAATATGAAAAATTATGGCGTATGTGGGCAGAAGAAAATCCTGTATTAATTAAACAATTAGTTAAAAAAATAAATGAAGGTTATAAGTTAGTTGATTCTTTTGGAAGACCAGGAACAGTAAATCAAG